ACTAAGTGGACAAACGCTGCTGATAACCCTGCTAACTCAGCACTTAGAACAGGATCTAACTGGGGTGTAACTTATGATATCGATCAAATTCCTATGGTTGAAATTTTTGTTAACACACCATTATCTAATGCTCTAAAGTCTTAATTTATTTTAAGATTGAATTGGCAGTGGTCATGCCATTTAAAAACCTCATCAATTATTGGTGGGGTTTTTTCTTTACGCTACAATAAAACTAAATTACTTTATTAATCGTGGCAGCTACCATAAATGCAACTATAAAAAGTGAAACTGCTAATAGCTATGTTACATTGACAGAAGCTAATAGTTATTTTGAAACAGTTCCAGACTCTTCAACCTGGACTAATAAAACAGATGATCAGAAAAATAGATCATTGATAGCTGCTACAAGATGGATTGATACTTTTGTTTTTCAAGGAGATAGATGTGATGAAGATCAGGCATTGAAGTTTCCTAGAACTAATTATCAAGTAGATAGAGTTGAATTAAGTTGTTCAACTATTCCAAATAATATTAAATATGCACAATATGAATTAGCTAGAGCTTTGGCAAATGATACTGATGCTATTACTGGTACAACAGGTAAAGATGGTAATTTTTCTGAAGTTAAGTTAGGAGATTTACAAGTTAAATATAATACTGATAGTCAGGGAACTGGAGCTATAAATAATATTATGGATGTATATCCTTGGCTACAAAGTTATCTTGGAGCGTATATGCTTGGTGGAGCTGGTACTTTTCAGATGAGGGTAGTTAGAGGCTAATGGCAGGACAACTAGATAGTTTATTTAGAAGTGTTGCAAAAAGTGTTGTTGCAACTTTAGGTGATTCTTTAGATCACACAATCACTTATACAAAAAAAGGAGTATCAAGTTATAACGTAGAAACAGGAGAAGATATTACTGTTGATACAACTTATTCAGATATAAAAGTACCGATATCTTTTATTCGTTCAGAAGAAGAAGGTGCACAGGAAATGAGAGAAGCTAAGTTATATATCACTCCAGATTTGATAGGAGATAATCAACCATCTTTAGAAGATGAGATTACTTTAAATTTTGCTGGATCTGATAGGGTTGTACAGATAGTAGATATAGATACAAAGAAAGGTGGTCAGACTTATCTATTTATTTTATTGGTAAGATTCTAATGACTACAAGACGTTTAGAAGATTTACCCCCTGATTTAAATAAACAAATATCAAGAGATTTCAATGCACTCATCAAAAAAGTTCATGCTGAATTGTCTACTAAAGAAAAAAGTCCAGTTTATACAGGATTTTTTGCTTCTAGTTGGGTAGCACAAGGTAGTGCTGTAAGGGCAAAAGATAAAATTAAAAGATTTCAACCTTGGTCTGGTATTAAACAACAAGCGATGACGGCATTTTTAGCTGGAACTGGTGGTAATGCTCCTTTAAATCCTGTTATACAACCTAGATTTCCAGTTAAAAGAGTTTTTAATTATAAAAGACCTGTTTATATCGGTAATAGAGTTGAATATGCACAATATGCTCTTGAAGGAGGTAAAGTTCAATTATTTATACAAGGATCTTTGGGTAGAATGATAAAAGAAACCATGACAGATAAAGGTAAATTATTTGTTGGTGGTAGCACTACTGGAGGATTTGGTCGTTCTCAGGGTGGTGTTAAGTATACGGAGTTTACCAAATGACCTTAGTGAATACCAGAGCAGCTTTTGAAAAAGCAGTAACTGATGCGGTGTCAGACGTAGATCCAACCATTGAAATGGTGTATGACAATGTACATTACACAACACCTGGAAAGACCAAAAAATATATTTTAATGAGTGTAGATTTTACACAATCAACTTTGCAGAATCAAGGAGCGAGTTCAGATTATTATGCTGGTGTAATTCAATGTAATGTATATGTTCCCAAATCAAAAGGTACATCAGTTTTATCTGAAATATCTGAAGCGGTGATTGATGGTCTTACTTCTGTTAATGCTTCTGGATACACAGATACATTCAGTTGTAAGCCTAGAGTTTTAGATGTAAATGGCCCTACTCCATTAGATATTGAAGATAGAAGTCATTTTGTAGGAGTAATATCTTGCCAATTCTCGGCAAATGCCTAGTATACTAATATAATATTTAATTAATTTTATATGGAAGCTATTGAACTTCTTAAGAACAAATTTGGTGTTCAGCAAAAATATTTGTATGAATTGAAAGATGGAGATTCGACAGTTTTAGAAATTTACTGGAATCCATTAACTATTGCAGAAAGAGAATCAATAGTTGGAATGTCTGGAGATACAGCATCAAGTGAAGATTTTGCTTTAAATCTTATGATTCAAAAAGCATTAGATAAAAACGGTAAAAGATTATTTCAAGATGGTCATAGAGCATCCTTAAGAAGAGAAATTAATGCTGGTGTTTTACAGGAAATTCAACTTGCAATGTTGAACTCTGGTGCTCAGTATAAGTTGGAGGAAGCGAAGGCAACTTTAAAAAGTTAAAAATGATTGGTTTTTTATGTTTTTCTTAGCCTCAGAGCTAGGAATGACTATAAAAGAATTAACAACTAAATTAAGTCAAGAAGAATTTATTCATTGGGTTGCATTTTATGAGTTAAAGAAAGAATACGAAGATAAAGCTTATGAAGATGCAAAAACTAAATCACGAGCAAGAAAACGATAAAAGCGGTACACTAAGATAAAGTTTTATTTTTAGGTCGAATCTCATGGCAGGAGAATATGGTGTAAATATAAAAATAACAGCTAATACATCTAAACTTGATTTAATAAATAAAAAAGCAAATCAATTAGCAAGTGCCGTAGATAAAGTTAATTCTATAAATTTAAGTGATATTACTTCTTTTAAAGGAACTGCAGGACAAGAATTAAAAAAAACAAAAGATCAGTTGATGGGAATGGTTGCACAAGTAAATGCTACCAATAAAGCATTTGGCACAACTATTGAACAGCAAGAAGGAGCTTTGCAGGGTTTTGAAGAGTTAAGAAGAAGTATGACAGTAGGAACAGATGATTTTAATAGAACTACACAAGCAATAAATAAGCAAACTGAAGCGATGAAGAATCAAAATAAACAATTTGGTATTAATCAAAGAAATCAAAGCAATCCTAGAGGTAATGCAGCAGCTTTAAAAAGCGGATTAGTCAGTGGTGCATTTCCTTTATTATTTGGGCAAGGTCCGCTAGGTGGTGCTGCTGGTTTTGCTGGTGGATTTTTAGGAACAAAAATGGGTGGACAGATGGGAGGCTTTGCAGGAGGTCTTGTTGCTACTGCTGTTCTTCAACAATTAACTACTCTTGCTTCAAATATGGTAAAACTTGGCAAGGCTTTTGATGAACTTAATCCTAATGTTCAAGCTGTTACTAGTGCTTTAGGTTTAGCTGGTTCTGTAGAAGAGAAAAGACTTTTATTAATAGAAAAAACTCATGGTGCTCATGTTGCTTTAAATATGGTTACTGAACAAATGAATCAAGCTATAGGAGAACAAGGAGTACAAAATTTAACAGAATTTGCTGAAGCTAGTCGTTTAGCTGGAAATCAATTTAAATTGGCAATGACAAAAATACAAGCAGCTATTGCTCCATTTATGTCAATGTTTTTAGTTGATGCACAAAGAGCAGAAAATACAAGACTTGCAAATTTAACAGGAGATAAACAACTTGCAGATATGAGAAGTGAGCTTGAAACATTAGAAGGAACTACTGTTAAAGGAAGAGCAGCTAATAAAAATAGACAAGATCGAATAAATCAATTGAAATCTGAAATTTTAGCAAGAGAGGAACTTTTAGCTCAAACAGGAAAAGGAATAGAATTAGAAAAACTTAGAAATCAACAGTTTGCTTCTGCAACCAAAAGTTTAGAAGATCAAAATATGTTTTTACAGAATCAACTTTTATTAGGTCAACAAGGAGCAGAAATTGAAAAACTAAAACTTGAAACAGCAAAACGAATGAAAATTGCAGTAGAAGATTTAACACCAAAACAAGTAAAACAACTTGAAAATCTTATAAAGACAAGAGATGAATTACAAAAATTAAATCAACTTTATTCAAGTATTGCTTCAACAGTAGAAACTGGTTTAGTTGATGCCATAGAAGGTGCAATAAATGGTACTAAAACTCTTGGAGATGTTGCTCGCAGTGTATTTACGCAAATTCAAAGATCACTTATTCAGTTTGGTGTAAATGCTTTTCTTGGTGGACTTCCTGGTATTGGACAGTTTTTTAGAGCTAATGGTGGTCCTGTTAGTACTGGTAAAAGTTATATGGTTGGAGAACGTGGCCCTGAAATGTTTGTTCCAAATACAAGTGGAAGGATAGTGCCTAATTCAGATATGGGGAGTTCTACAAATGTTGTAGTAAATGTAGATGCCTCTGGTTCTTCTGTTGAAGGAGATGAAGAACAAGGTAGAGAGCTTGGTCGTCTTATCTCAGTTGCAGTACAATCTGAAATATTACAACAAAAAAGACCGGGAGGATTACTTGCATAATGTCTACATTTCCTTCAATAAAACCTACTTATGGCCAACAAAAAAGATCTGCACCATTAACTCGTACTGTTCGTTTTGCTGATGGTTATGAACATAGGATTTTATTTGGTTTAGCTCAACATCAAAATCCAAAAGTTTTTCAACTTACTTTTAATGTTTCAGAGACAGAATCAGATGAGATAGAAACATTTTTAGATGCTAGAGCAAACGATAGTGATAGCTTTACTTTTACCCCACCAGGAGAAAGTTCATCTTCTGAATTTGTTTGTGAAAACTGGAGTAAATCAATACCATATAATAATAGGGCTACAATTCAAGCTACTTTTAGAGAAGTATTTGAACCTGGATCATAATGTCAGTAAATTCAGCAGTATTTAGTAATTTACAATCTATTAATCCATCAGCAATTATTGAATTATTTGTTCTTCAATTAGATACTGCATTACATGGTGCAAATACAATTTATAGATTTCATGCTGGTAGTAATTTAAATGCTAATGGTCAAATAGTTTGGGCAGGTAATACTTATTTAAGATTTCCAATAAAAGCATCAGGTTTTGCTTTTCAAAAAGGACAGTTACCTAGACCTAAAATAGCTATTAGTAATGCTACAGGATTGATTTCATCAATACTTTTATCTGTCAATGAAACAACAACAGGTAATGATTTAACAGGAGCTACAGTTACTAGAATAAGAACATTAGCTAAATTTATTGATGCTGTTAATTTTGCTGATGAAACAAATGCAACTGCTGATCCAACTGCTGAGTTTCCACAAGAAGTATATTCAATAGATCGAAAATCAACAGAAACTAGAGAAGTTGTTGAATTTGAACTTGCTGCACCTACAGATTTAGCTGGAGTAAGAATCCCAAAAAGACAGTGCACTCGTTCTGTCTTTCCTTCTATCGGTACGTTCGTAGGATGAGTTGGAAATATAAAGCACTACTTCATGCACAACGAGAAGATCCTAAAGAATCTTGTGGTTTACTTTTGAATGTAAAAGGTAAACAAAGATATTATCCTTGTCGTAATCTTTCCATGACAGAGCATCAATGTTTTATTATTGACCCAGAAGATTATGTAAAGGCAGATAATACAGGAGAAATTGTTGCAGTAGTTCATAGTCACCCCATAACACCTCCAACTCCTAGTCAGGCAGATAAAATTAGCTGCGAGGATAGTAATTTACCGTGGCATATTGTTAATCCAAAAACAGAACAATGGGCATATTTAGAACCCTGTGGGTACAAACCACCTTTACTAGGTCGTCAGTGGGTTTGGGGTATTACAGATTGCTGGAGTTTAGTAAGAGATTGGTATAAAGAAGAAAGAAATATTGAACTAAGAGATTGGGATAGACCTACAACATTGGAAGAATTCAATAATAAACCCTTGTTTGAACACTGTGCATGGCGAACTAATTTTAGAGAACTTAGACCAGAAGAAAAATTACAAGATGGAGATGTTTTATTGATGAGCATTTTGCACCCAACTTTAAATCATGTAGCATTATTTTTTGAAGGTGATGTTATTCATCATTTAACCGATAGACTATCTTGTAGAGAGCCTTACTCTGAATGGTTGCTAAAATGTACAGGAAAGAGGTATCGCTATGCTTCGTAAGTTAAAATTATATGGACAATTAGCAGAATTCATCGGACATAAAGAGTTCGAGATAAAAGTTAATAGTGTTTCTCAGGCTGTAAGTTTTTTAATACATAATTTTCCAGAAGTAGAACGTTTTATGGGTCCAAAATATTATCAAGTAAAAGTTGGTAGTTATGATATTGACGAGAATGAATTATCCTATCCTGTAGGACAGGAAGATATACATTTTATTCCAGCCATAAGTGGTGCAGGAAGAGGGTCAGGGAAAATATTACTTGGTGCTGCCCTAATTGGAGGTGCTTTTCTATTTACTCCTTTAACTATGGGATCTTTTTTTAGCCCTATCGTTGCACCGGGATCTTTTGCAGCAGCTATGCCATTAACAAAAGCAGCTATAGGAATCGGTGCAGCATTAGTTTTATCAGGTGTAAGTGATATGTTATTTCCTTTACCCGAACCACAAAAATTCAATTCAGAAGAAGATCCTCAATTATCTTTTAATTTTAGTGGAGTACAAAATACATCAAGAGCAGGTACTCCCGTTCCAATAGTTTATGGTGAAATAATTACAGGAAGTGTTGTAATAAGTGCAGCAGTTGACACTAATCAGGTAGAAGCATGACAGACGAAACTAAGCTTATCAAAGGTGCTGGTGGTGGACGTCCTAAAGCCCCTCCCCCTCCGTATCGTGCTCCTGATACTTTACATAGTAGAAGTTTTGCTACTATCCAAGATCTAATATCTGAAGGCGAGATAGAAGGGTTTGCTAGTGCATCAAAAGAAGGACTTACAAAAGGTACAACTGCTTATGATAATGCAAGTTTGAAAGATGTTTTTCTTGATGACACTCCAATACTAAATTCAACAGCTACAAGTGCTAGTCCTGCTGATACTGACTTTAATTTTCAAGATGTAACCTTTAAATCAAAGTTTGGAACGTCAAACCAAACTAAAATGAGTGGTATTCCTGCTGAAAGCAGATCACCTACTGCTGTTGGAGTTACTGTAACTACATCTAGTCCTGTAACTAGACAAGTTACGAATACAGATGTAGATGCGATTATTGTTACTCTGACTTGGCCTCAAATACAGGTAGCTGAAGATGATGGAGATATTAGAGGAGATACTATTGAATATAAAATACAAGTTCAATATAATTCTGGTGGATATACAGATGTTATAAGCACTTCTGTTAGTGGTAGAACCGCAGATGCTTATGCTAGAGATCACAGAATAAATGTTACTGGTGCTTTTCCTGTAGATGTAAGAGTAGTTCGAGTTACAGCTGATAGCACTGAGTCTTCCAGAGTAAATGCTTTTCAATTTACCAGTATTCAAGAAGTAATTGATAATAGTTCGACTTATGCTAATAGTGCTTATGTTGCTCTTCGTTTAGATAGTAAACAATTTAATCGTATTCCTACAAGAAAATATCGTATTAGAGGAGTGAAGGTAAGAATACCAAGTTCTGGTACTCCGAGTGTGGACAATGCTACGGGCAGGATAGTGTACCCAGACGGATATATTTTTAATGGAGTTATGGGTGCTGCTGTTTATACAAACTGCCCTGCGATGTGCTTACTCGATCTTCTCACAAACACTAGGTATGGTTTGGGAGATCACATTACTGACAGTAATTTAGATTTATTTAGTTTTGTAGCTGCTAGTAAATATGCAAACGAAGAAGTAGATGATGGCACAGGATCAGGTGCAAAAGAAGCAAGATTTAGTTGCAATGTAAATATTCAAAGTCCAAAAGAAGCATTTGCAGCAATAAATGATTTAGCTGGTGTTATGAGATGTATGCCTATATGGTCTGCTGGCTCTGTAACTATATCTCAAGACAAACCTACTACAGCCAGTTATTTATTTAACCTAGCCAATGTTGGATTGGAGGGATTCGCATATCAAGGTAGCAGCTTAAAACAACGTCATTCTGTTGTTTCTGTAAGTTATTTCAATATGGATTCAAAAGAAATTGATTTTGAAGTAGTAGAAGACGCAACAGCAATATCAAAACTTGGAACGATAGTAAAACAGGTAAAAGCATTTGCTTGTACATCTCGTAATCAAGCTGCTAGATTAGGCCGTGCAATCCTTTTCGCTGAACAAAATGAAAGTGAAACAGTTACATTTTCAACTTCAATAGATGCAGGAATTGTTGTCAGACCTGGTTCTGTTATTGAAATAAATGATCCAGTAAGAGCAGGAGCTAGAAGAGGTGGTCGTGTTGTATCTGCGACAACTACTGCTATTACTATTGATGCAGAAGCACAAACAAGTCTGCCAGCTTTAAATGATAACCCAACTATTAGTGTAATTTTATCTGATGGGTCAGTTGAATCTAAAAGTATATCTGATATTACAGGAGCAGTTTTAACAGTAAGTTCTGCTTTTTCTTCTGCACCAAATGTAAATGCACCCTATCTAATATCTAGTACAACTTTACAAACTCAGTTATTTAGAGTTATTCAAGTTGAAGAACAAGATGATATTAATTATGTAATTTCTGCATTGTCTTATGTCGAGGGTAAATATGCGTTTATCGAAAATGGAACTGCCTTACCAACAAGAACTATATCAGTATTAAATGCTCCTGCATCTCCTCCTAGCAACTTAACAGTTACAGAACAGACAGTGGTTATAAATAGTATTGCTAGAAGTAAACTTATTGTTGATTGGCAACCAGTTCAAGGTGTAACTCAATACTTAGTTAATTACAAACTAGAAAATGGTAACTACGTTTCTCAAGTTGTATTTAGTAGTGATTTTGAAATCTTAGATACTGTAAAGGGAGTATATACAATTCAAGTTTTCTCATACAATGCAGGATTAACTTTATCATCTCAGTTTACAGAGACAACATTTACTGCTCAAGGTAAAACTGCATTACCAGAAGATGTTTCTGGACTTACTATCGAACCTATTAATGAACAGTTTGTAAGATTAAGATTTACACAAGCAACCGCTATTGACGTTTTGCATGGTGGTCGTGTTTATGTAAGACATACAAATCAAACAGGTGGTGCAGCTACATTTCAATCTGCCCAAGATGTAATCGAGGCTGTAGCTGGCAATGCAACAGAAGTTATAGCTCCTGCCCTTGCAGGAACTTATCTCCTTAAATTTCAAGATGATGGTGGTAGATTTAGTGCTAATGCAACAAGTGTAGCTTTATCTATTGTTGATATTTTGGATTCTATTACTGTTAAAACTGACAGAGAAGATACTGATGGAACACCATATAACGGAACAAAATCTAATCTTACTTTTGATTCAACTCTTGGCGGATTAAAACTTACAGATCCAACGGCTAATGCTAGTGGTACTTATGATTTCGTAGATACTCTTGATCTTGGTGGTACATTCTCACTTGTCTTAAAAAGACATTTTCAAGGAGTTGGTTTCTATACAGGAGATCAGTTTGATAACAGAACAGATAATATAGATACTTGGACAGATTTTGATGGAACCATTGCTAATGACGTAAACGCAAAGATGGCTGTACGCACCACAACCGATAACCCTTCTAGCTCTCCAACATATACGTCTTTTAATGACTTTGCTAATGGAACATTTAAAGGTAGAGGATTTCAATTTAGAATTACTATAGACACAGCAGATACGGCACAAAATATGAATCTTCAGCAAGCAGGATATACAGCAACAATGCCATCAAGAACTGAACAATCATCTGTCATAGCCTCTGGAGCAGGAGCAAAAGCAGTTACATTTACAGCACCATTTTTTGTTGGAACATCTGCATTAGGCAACCTTAATAGTTTTTTGCCATCTGTTAATATTTCTCCACAGAATATGGCAACGGGTGATTTCTTTGAATTGACTAGTATATCTGGAACTGGCTTTACAGTTCACTTTAAAAACTCAAGTAATGCTAGTATTGATAGGAACTTTACCTACAGTGCTGTTGGTTTTGGTAAAGGAGGTTAACATGGAGGAAAATAGTATTTAACCGTGGCTGACGTTACAAATTACACAATCGAAAATGCTTCTGGAGCCAACGTAAGAACTGATCTTAATAATGTTTTTGCTGCGATCCAATCAAGTAACTCAAAGTCTAGCGATTTAGTTTCTAGTCAATGTGTAGCTGGTATGCCTTTTTTAAATACCACCTCAAAGATTTTAAAAATAAGAAATAGTGCTAATAGTGGTTTCACTGATATAGGAAATATTGATTCAGCAAATTTAGGCTTACTTCCTGTAGCTGGAGGTACAATGACAGGTCAGCTTTTAATAGATGATTCTTCAAGTGCATCCACTCCAGCATTAAGTTTTGATACAGATACAGATTTAGGTTTATTTAGAAAATCTGCAAACGTAATGGGATTTTCTTCTAGTGGTACAGAACAGATGATATTTGATGCTAATGGATTAACGCTCCAAGCACAAAATGATCTTAGGTTTGCTGATGCTGATAGTAGTCACTATGTAGGATTTCAAGCACCAACTACTGTTTCTTCTAGTCTTACTTGGACACTGCCTTCTGCTGATGCTGCTGTATCAGGTTATGCCCTTGTATCTGACGCATCTGGTACATTAAGTTGGGCTGCTGCTGGAGGTGGAGCAGTTGGAGGGGGTTCAGATGAAATATTTTGGGAAAACGATCAAACAATTACACAAAATTACACAATCACAAATGGTAAAAATGCTGGCAGCTTTGGTCCAATTACTATACAATCAGGTGTAACAGTTACAATTGGTGCTGATGAAACTTGGACCGTTGTTTAAATTATGAGTCAAATTAAAGTTGACAGTATAGTCCCAGTAGCGGGTGTAGCCTCTGGACAAGGAGGTGGAATAGTTCAAGTTGTTACAGGCAGCACTAATAACAGAACGGAAACAACTAGCACTAGTTTTGTAGACACAAATCTTTCAGCAACAATAACCCCAAAAAATTCAAGTAGTAAAATTAAAGTGACAGTAAGCACTACTGTAAGTGGAACTCAAAATAACTCATTTATTAGGCTAACTGTTTTTAGGGGAGGCTCAAGCGGTACAAACATTGGACATAGTGCAACTGGAATAATGCAAATGGGTATAAATAACGGAAATGATTTTATTGGTTGCGGTACATTCTCAGTTATTGATTCTCCATCTACAACAAGTGCAACTACATATTTAATGAAATTTAGAAAAGACGGTAATGGAGAAGTTAGAGTACCAGCGCAAAACGGTGAAGAGGAGGCAGTAATGACATTAGAGGAGGTGTCAGCATGATCGACAAGGGAAGTATTATTTTTCAACTATACCCAGATGTTGTTGTAGTAAATTGGGAAGGAGAAACCCCTACAGCAAAAGATGCCTCTGGTAATATTGTTTCTATTGATCTAAGTGCTGTTGAGGCTGAACTTGCGAAGCAAGATTATAAAAATAAAAGAGTACGCACTGGATCAACAGTTTATAGTTCTTTTGCAGATCAGCTTGATATGTTGTATAAAGATATTGTTGCAGGTAAACTAGATACAACTGGAACGTGGGCAACCCACATAAAAGCCGTTAAAGACGCAAATCCAAAACCATGAGTACATTATCAGTTGGTACAATTCAAAATTCGGGTTCTGGTGCACCTGTTTTTAAAGAAAGCGGTGGCACAGAAATTGGACAAC